CAAGGCCAAGAACATCATCGAGCGCCGCGTGGGCGAGCTGTTGCACCAGTTCAAGTTCGTCAACGGGCTGGACTACGCGGACGAGTCCGAGAAGGCATGGGCCGTGGCGTGGTGGACGAGGACGCTGCCGGCGGACTCGGGCGAAGTGGCGGCGGCTGTCTCCGCGCATCGCGAGGAGGTCGCCAAGGCCGCCGCGCTCGTGTCGACCTACGAGCAGGCGACGGCGCCCGAGCCGGAGCCCGAGCCGGAGCCCGCGCCGCTGCCGCCCGACCCCGAGCCGATGCCCGTCGAGGAACCAGAGCCGCCCTTGGGCGTGCCGAGGTGCGTGCGGGTGGTCCCGTCGCGCCCCGAGCCGGATGTGGCCGAGGATACGGCCCCAGCGCCGCAGAGGGGCTACCGCGTGGTCATCGAGTGCGCCACGGCGGACGAGCTTCGCCGCGTGAGGGCGGTCATGGTCGACAACGGCATCCACGGACACGTAGAGAGGATGTAGGACATGGAGGGGAAGAACCTTTCGCCGCTCCGAACGCCGGAGCAGCGCAAGGAGGCGATGGCCAAGGCCATCCACACGCGCCGCGAGCGCGCCGCGTTCAAGGCCGCCTGCAAGGCGGGCAACATCCCGCCCGAGGCGGCCATCGAGGCGCCCATCGCGCAGAGGCTCAAGGTCGAGGAGTTCGTCCGCTCGTTCCCGGGCATCGGCACGGTCAAGGCGAAGGTGATCGTCAAGGCGCTTGACATCCCCGATGGTCGCCGCGTGAGCGGCCTGGGCTACATGCAGGGGCCGCGCCTTGTCGCGTTTATCAAGAACAACATGACCGCGAAGGAGGACGGGCAGTGAGCATCAACCGAGTGAACATCAGCGGCAACCTGACCCGCGACCCCGAGCTGCGCGCCACCGCCGGCGGCACGCAGGTCCTGTCCTTTGGCGTGGCGGTAAACGACCGCCGCCGCAACGCGCAGACGGGCGAGTGGGAGGACTATCCCAACTTCGTCGACTGCACCATGTTCGGCAACCGCGCCGAGGCCGTTGGCCGTTTCCTCGCCAAGGGGATGAAGGTCGCGATCGAGGGCAAGCTGCGCTACAGCTCTTGGGAGCGCGACGGCCAGAAGCGCTCGAAGCTCGAGGTTATCGTCGACGAGATCGAGGTCATGGTGCGCCGTGAGGGGCAGACGCAGGCCCAGCCGCAGCAGAGCCTCGCGGACACGGTGCCCGTGCAGCCACAGGCGCAGGCCGCGCCGCAGTGGAGCGCCCAGCAGGCCTACGCCGCGGTCCCGCAGTCCGAGCTCTACGACGAGGACGTGCCGTTCTGATGAGGCACGTACCCGACATCATCCGCGACCACTGGGAGGCGGCCCTGTTCGCCGCCTCCTTCTCCGCGGGTTTCCTGTTCTTCTCTTCGCTTCTATGGGGGTGGTTCTGATGGCCTTTACCGTGTTCGACAGCTTCGCCGAGGTCTACGACGACTTCGACGCGAGCGACCCCGAGGACCTGCGCGACCGCGCGATGCTCGCCGACGCGATCATGATGTACGGGCTGCACGGCGTCGAGGCCGACCTTCCGAAGCACCTCCGCCGCGTCTTCAAGGCGATGAAGAACGCCATTGACAACTCCAAGGACGCGCGCGGCAGGGGCGGCAAGGGCGGCCGCCCGCGCAAGAAACCAGTTTCCGACAAACCCGAAACGCAGGTTTCCGAAAGTGAAAACCCTAACCTAACCTACCCTAGCCTGTCCTGTCCTGAACTGGATTGTGCTGAGCTGTCCTGTGATGGGGGCGATGCCCCCGCCGCGCCGCCCGTGTTCGAGCCGCCGACCCTCGACGAGGCCCGCGGGTACTTCGGTGCCAACTGCCTGAGCGGCGACCCGGACGCCTTCTGGGCCTACTTCGAGTCTCAGGGATGGGTCAAGGGCAACGGCCAGCCGGTGAGCAACTGGGGCGCCCTCGCGCTCGACTGGTCCAGGCGCCAGAAGTGCATCGACGCCGACGACCGGGCGAGGGGCAAGCCCACCGCCTCGGAGGTCGAGGCCGCCACGTTCAAGCCGACGAGGACGCCCGAGCAGACGAGGGCGGAGCTTGAGCGCAGGTGGCGCGAGGAATATCCGGGCATCGACCCGGCGAAGGTGAAGGCCCCGAGGGGGACGACCGCCGACCCGGTGGCGCTCAAGGCGTACCAGGACGCGCGGCGTCTGCTGGATGCGAGGGCCGCGTGCGAGAGGAGGGCGTCATGAGCTTGGACGCCGAGAGGAACGAGAACATGGGCAGACCGAAGGGGTCTGTGAGCATCTACGACGACGGGCCGCGCAGCGCCCGCTGCGAGACGTGCGGGTTCTGCGCCGTGAGCGAGGCGGTCATGACGGCGTCCGGCGAGGGCCGCAAGCGGTACACGTGTATGCGGTGCCCCGACTTCGTGCACACCACGCAGGGGCTCGCGAGGTGCAACTACTGGGAGGCGCGACATGAGGGCTGAGTCGCTGGACAGGCGCGGGGGCTACGTGCTCGTGTGCGGGCAGTGCGGCAGGCGGTTCCGCACGGCGTACAGGAACCAGAGGTACTGCTGCGGGTGGTGCGAGAACGTGGCGCGAAGGGACGCGAGCAAGCGGCCCGTGGACGTGTACCTCGGAACGAGGAGCGAGTCGGGCCGAGAGGTCAACGCCATGCGCGCGGCGCTGGCACAGGGGAGGCGCATCTGATGCGGGACGGTTACAAGTTCGAGTTCGGGGCGTTCGACAAGCCGGATGCACCCAAGGTGCAGGCGCTCAAGCCGCTCGAGGAGGCGGCCGAGGTATACGGCGCGTGGCAGCAGTGCGACGACATGCGCCTCAGCCCGATCATGACGGCGCGCAGGGAGTACCGCAAGAACCTTATCGACGAGTGCATGGACGTGGTCCAGGCGGTCGTCAGCCTGCTCGACGCCGAGGGGTTCACGCAGGAGGACGTGGACGCGGCAATCGAGCGCTGCAACGAGAGGAACCGAGAGAGGGGACGTCTGTGATGGAGACTTTGGAGCAGATCAAGGCCGACGCGGTCGAGGTGTTCCATTTCGACCGCGAGTGCAGGCCGCAGGACAGGGCGCACGCCTACCTGGGGAAGTACCGCGTCAGGCGCGGCTACAACGACACGGCGATGCAGGTCGCGGTGACCGACATGATCGAGCGCGCCTACGAGGCGGGAAGGGCGGAGGTCGCCGGCGCGAACCTCGTGCAGAACCTGCGCCGCCAGCTGACGAGCATCGAGGCGACCGTCGGGGATGCCATCGACCTGCTCGACGAGAGCGTAGGGGGGGCGGACTGCGATGAGTGACTCGAGGGTCGGCGGCTACCCGATGGGGGTGACCGACGCCGCTATCGAGCGCAGCTTCGGTGGGGCCTGCGAGCCTAGGATGTGCGGGAACTGCAGGCATTTCTGCAGCAGCGACATTCACGTCGACTACGGCTACTGCCACCTCGAGTTCGAGCGCGCCTACGACGCAGAGGCGCCTGACCGCAAGGAAGGGTTCTGGCGCCTGGCGAAGTGGGCCGTGGCGTGGCTCATGGAGAACCTGCTGTACTGCGAGGACGAGTGCGGCGAGTGCCGTGACTACGAGGAGTTTGGGCTATGAGTGTCGAATTGCCGAGAGATGCCGAGGGACGAGAGATACCTCTAGATACCGTGGCGCTGTTCAACCGTGTCGGGAACGTATATAGCATCGTGCGCTGGACATTCACCACGGACTTTGATTTGAGTGACGGATGGTCGAACAAATGGCGTGCGATTACCGACCGTGGATTTGCACTCGATCCGGCGCTCGTGTACCTCACCACGCCCGAGCCCGACACATGGGAGAAATTGGAGGATGACTTGGACAGGTGCATCGAGGCGGACGGCCTTTGTTCGTACCACAACCCGTCCGGAGTGTGTTTCAAATGCATCTTGGACGGCGACGGCCCATGTCATGGTGACTTGTATGCGCTAAAGGACATCAAGGATCGCATCCGCAAGCTGAGGGGTGAGGACTGATGTGCGACTACTGCAGAGGCTACGACGGCCTCGATGCCGCCGAGGGCGGTCCGGACGAGATTCTCATCCGCTGGATGCTCAACGGATACCCGGTGATCATAGTCGACCACCCTCATGACAACTATGGAAGCTGGAGCATCCCGATTAACTTCTGCCCGTTCTGCGGGCGCAAGCTGGAGAAGATGGACGAATGATTACCAATTTGAGGATGATGACAAATGAATAAGCGAGCGATGATTTCGCAGCCTATGGCTGGTAAGACAGACGAGGAAATCGCGGAGACGAGGGATAAGGCGCACGCCAAGCTGCGCGAGATGGGCTACGAGTTCGTGAACACTCTGTTCACCGACGAGTGGTACAGCGACGAGGCCATGGAGGAGCGCGGCGTGGTGCAGGTCCCGCTCTGCTATCTCGCGAAATCTCTTGAGAACATGAGCCTGTGCCATGCGGCCTACTTCTGCAAAGGCTGGGAGAACGCACGCGGATGCCGCATCGAGCATGATGCCGCCGTCGCGTACGGGCTTGAGGTTCTGTATGAGGATTAGCGATGAGAAGCGTCGCGAGGTAGCTGAGAACCTGCGAGAGCTCGCGGCGAACCGCCATTACGTCGACGAGTTCATCGCGGCCGACACCGTCGGGTTCTATCGAGGCGAGGCGGTGGAGGGTTTCGATTCCGACAGCCTTCTGGAGGTGGCCGACCTAATCGACCGTCCGGTGTGCCACGACCTTGTCGAGCACAAGCAGGATCCGTTCATCCCGGGCAAGCGGATGGCCGATGGCTACTTCCACTGCTCAAGCTGCGATTGGAGCGGGCAGCTCTGGGAGTACATCGGCTTCGGGGACATGCTGGCCTATGAGCCGGTTCACTGCCCGAAGTGCGGGGAGAAGATCGAGCGCGTCGATGAGTTGGTCCCCGGCGCCTGATAAGGTTCTGCCGTGGCGGGCGAGCTTTAGGGGGTATGCGAATGGCGTGTAGGCTACCTGTAGGAGATGGGCCAAAAGGCCCATCTACAAAGTCAACACATCCGTTGAGGGACGAGTGGGCGCTCCGGAAGGGGCGCTCCTCTTACGTCCTGTGGACGGACGAGATGATAGGGCGGATGCAGGCGCACCCGGAGCGGACGGCGGCGGAGATCGCGGCGGAGCTGAGGGTGACGCCGAGCGCCGTGAGGCACGCGCGGCAGCGGTACGGGCGCTTTTCGACCGGAACGGATGGGCTGTGCATCGTGTGCGACGCGCGGCCCGTGTTCGACACGTCGGCGCAGGCGAAGAAGTGGAGGCTGTGCAAGGGGTGCTATCTGGCGGAGCGGAAGAGACAGCTCGAGGAAGAGGCGGAGAGCAACCGCATACGTCAGGCCGCGCACAGACGGCAGAAGCTGGACGGAGGCGCTTGAGAGGCTGGCCGAGGCAATCGGAATCAAGCCGACCAAGGTCGAGTAGCCGAAAGGCCCCGGGAAACCGGGGCCTTTTCTTTAAACGTTACCCCCTTTTTACGCTCGTGGGCAAACGCACGCGCTTGTCCACGTGCGTAAAAAGGTGGGAACGTACGCGTTTCCATAGGGCTATCTACCAGCGGAAACGTGGTTTTGTGGCGGGAAAAGGGCGTGAAAAACTGACCAAGGAGGGCATCGAGGATGCCGTCCGCC